CGAATCGGCAAATTTGGCGCGACGTTTCTCAGCACCGACTCGACCAAATCCCCGCCCTGGTTGACCTCCGCGACGACAAGCTCCGCCAGCCAATCGTCGTACGCCTCGACGACCTGCCCAGCCCACCGCTCCGGCGGCGCTATTAAAGACAGATCCTGTAAGACGAAATAATGCTCGTCCCCGTCGATATGTTTCGACCCTGCGACGATAATTCCCGTATGGTCCGACGCTTCAGCCGACGTCACGGCCGGATCGACCCCGACGACGATCCGTTCCAGCTCGTCCGGGACGTCGTTCAGCCGATACGGATCGATCATCGTCGCCGATTTCCACAATGCGTTCTCATTCTCTTCGGCAAATTCGCCATAGAGGAACCGACGTTTCGCACGCTCGCTCCCCGTCGCAAGCGTCTGACTGATATAGTCCGGCGGCAGGTTCGCGGCGTTGTCGGTCGGATTGATCTGGATCGCGCCATAATCGTCGCAATTTGCAAGTCGAAGCCGCGAGACCGGATGGATCTGCTCGACGAACAGCCGATAGATCCAATGCGACTTCCCCGGCGGATTGCAGTCGAAAAATATCCGATTGCGCAGCAGTTTCCCGGAATCGTCGAAACACCGCTGCGCCAGCCGCGTCGACGCGATCTCGATCGAGTTGTAATTAATTTCCGAACTTTCGTTGAAATACAAGATCCCAAATTCCCGCCCTAATATCTTCTCGATTCGTCGATCGTCGTCGAGCCCGACAAAACAGACCTCAGAACCGTTATGCGGAAAGTAAATCTCGCCCAGCGTCTTATTGACTTCGTAGACATAGCCGGGAAAGCACAAATCCATCATCTTAGGGAACGTGTCAGCAAACGCCGAAGACCGCACCGCGTTAGCGTACCGCCGAAAGATCGCTGCGCGCAGTCCGTTATAACGCAGCATGAAGACCGCGACCGCCCGACAGAACTCGAACGTCTTGCCCGAACGCGAGCCCCCAAACGCTAGAATCCGGGACTTGTCCCGAATGAGCCGTCTCAGTCCCAACTGCGCCTCTGTCGGCTGGTACCCTTGCCCGCTCATCAGTACTCCATCTCGTCCGACGAAATCACAATTTTAACGCCGCCGCCAACCCCCGCCGCGTCCGCCGTCGCCCCATATCCCCGACTCTTGCCCTTTGCGTTCAAATAAAACATAATGAGCCGCGTATTCCCTTTCTTAATCTCCCTCATCATCTTCGACTCGACCTTGTCGACCATCTGCTCGTTGATCTCTTTCACCGCCTGGTCAAATTCCGGGTCTTCATCTCGCCACACGTAAAACGTTTGGCGCGTAACCCCGCATTTCTCGCACGCGTCGGATATATTCGCGTAGTTGTTCCTAAGCGCTTCTAATAACTCGACTTTCGTCTTCTTCCTGCGCCGCGCATACGTATTCTTCTTCGTGTAAGTTCTTTTTTTCGGCGCCTCGTCCCCTTTGCCCGTCGGCATATCTCTAACTCCTCTTCTTCGTTGCCGTTATATCAAGGCGTCCGCAAGCTCTGGTATCATAATACAAATTGAGTTCGGCTCCCGCTCGCCGGTCTGATTGATATATAACTTGCTAGAAAAGCGCGTTTTTATTCGTCGAAGACTCCTCGTTCCCTATCTTACGCATTATTCCCAATCGACTTAACGATTCTTAATGCAAAAGAAACCGCCCCTTTTGGAATTTATTAAAAGGAAAATCAATGAACGACTCTTATAAAAAGCTATTTACATACTGGGAAATCGTCCGAGACTGCTACGAAGGCGTCGAATCAATAAAGAGTTCCGACCGCGCGCGCGTCTACCTGCCCCCGCAACCTGCCGAGCGCGCGGAACTAGAAAAAGGCAGGCTCGATTCCCGCTACGAATTCCGCAAACAGGTCGCGACCTATCAGAATTTCTTCAAATCGACGATTGACGATATCGTCGGGGTCATGTCCCGAAACAAAATGAAAATGCAATTCGGCGTCCAGAGCGACGACGAAAGTCCCAAAGAAATCCTCGACATGCGCGCTAAAGGCAACCGGTACTCCGACGGACTCGCCGGGCTCAAGGCGCGTATCAACCACGCGCAAACCCTCTACGGCCGGTACGGGCTCCTGCTCGACGTCGTTACCGACGACCAAGGGCTCAACCCCGAATTCTGCATCTCCGAATACCCCGCGTTCGCTATTCTCGACGGCGACTATTTTGAATCGACATACGACAACCGCAAGAAACTCCACTGGGCGCTCCTCGACGAGTCGGCGCAGAAATTCGATTTGCGCAAAAAGGAATGGACGACCTGCGAGCGCAGGCGCCTGCTCGCGCTCGACGCGCAAGGGCGCTACTACAACGCCGCCTGGGAAGGTTCCGACGTCGAAAAAATCTGGCGCGCGTTCGACGTCGACTACCCGCAAGAATCCCCTGACGTCTCCGTCGTCTACCCCAGCTACAAAGGCAACTTACTAAATTTCGTGCCCCTCACCGTCTGCAACACCGACCGACTCGGACTCGACCATTGGGACGCGCCGCCCTACCTCGACGTCGCCCAAATTGCCGTCGGGAACTATGTCGTCGACAGCTGGTACAAGATGGGGCTCTATCAATTCTCCACCCCGACCCTCGTTATCGCCAACGCCAAAGGCGACGGCAAAGATATCCGGCTCGGCGGCGTTTTGTGGCTCAACAGCGGCGCCAACGCGCAAGCGGCGTCAGCGTCGATCCTCGAGACGAGCGGAAGCGCGCTCGCCGAACTGCGCAACGCTAAGCAAGAGCTAAAAGAGTCGCTCAAACACAGCTCCGTGCGCGAACTGCTAGGCGACGCTGGCGCCAACGCGTCCGGCGACGCGCTCCGGCTCCGCGCCGCGTCCGGAACCGCCGCGATCGCAACCGCAGACAAGACGAGCGCGCGAGCGCTCGAAGAACAAGTCGAATTCGCGTGCGTCTGGCACGGCATGAGCCGAGACGAAGCGGCGGAAAAGATAACGTTCGAAGCCGACACGTCCTACCTCGGACAAGAGTTCCAGCTCGGCAGCGTCGTCGCGTTCATCCAGGCGAATGCGCAAAACAAAGTCCTGTCCCGCCAAAACACCTACGCCGTCCTCGAAAAGACTTTTCCGGACCTCATCTCCGACTATGACGACAACGAAGCGCAGCTGATCGGCGAAGGCGCCGACACGCTCGGCGCCCAGCTCGTCCAAGTCGGCAACCTCGACGTCACGCTCGACTACCCTATTCGCTGAAAGTAACCCATGGTCACGCCCCAAAAATTTTCCGAACGAACCAATGAGCGCCTAAACGACTACGTCGCGCTCTCGTACGCGCTCGCCGGGAAATTCCGCGACAGCGCGCTCCCCAACGACGAACTGCAGCAAATCGCGCTCCTTGGGATCGCGCGCGGGCTCGAATCGTATAAAGAAGGGCGCGCGTCAGAAACCTCATGGTGTTACTTCAAAGGCTACAACGCCATTCGCGACGCGCTGAGGACCGAACGACGACGACGCGCTCGAACCGCAAGACTCGGCTGGGACGAAACATTCGACCTAACCGCCGCGACTTATGACGGACAGGGCGTTGACGACGAAGACGACGACGATCCCGAACTCGACGCGCAGAAGCGCCTGCTCCGTAAGGCGCTCCGCTCGCTCGACCCGCGTGTCCGCACGATCGTGCGCCGCGTCGGCATGTACAAAGAGAAGCAGCAAGTCGTCGCTGACGCGCTCGGGATCACGCAGAGCTGGTGCTCGCGTCTCTACGCGCGCGGACTCGCGCAAATCCGCGCCTATATGGACCCAAATCAAGAAAACAATGGCTAAAAACAAAACGCAACTGACCATCCTCGAGCAAATGCTCGCTTACCAGACAAGGCTGCAAGGCGTCGCCAACGACCTTGCCATTAAGCTCGCCGACGCCGCGCTCTCAACAAACGCCGACGTCGCCAAATTCATCGCGACCGAACTGCCGAAGAAATCCAAGTCAATCAAAGCGGAGCTCGAACGAATCGAGCGCCTTATCGCCAAAATCGAAACGCTTCGAGCGCCCTCGTACAAACTCGCGCAAGATCTTATCTTTTCAACCTCCGCCGACGTCGTCCAAGCAGCGACCGACGAGACCGCCAAAGAGTTCAATCGCGCGCTCGCCAACGCCGCGCGCAAAGAACGCGAGAAACGGTTCTGCAAGACCCTTACTCCCGCCCAGCAACAAGCGATCCTAGACGGACAAGCAATCTCAGGCTCCACCATCGCCTACTGGTACCGCAATTGGCAAAGGAAAGACCTAGAACGAATCGCCAGCGCGTGCCAACAGGCAAGCGTCGAAGAACTTTCTATCCGCGATATCTACCGGCTCATTCGCGGCACAAAAGCCAACGCCTATTCCGACGGGATCCTCGCCGCGACCCAAGCGAGCGCCGTTACCCTCGCGCGTACGATCGTTAACGGCGTCTCCAACAACGCGCGTGTTGAGACGATCAAAGCCAATTCAGACGTTGTCGACGGCGTCAAATTCGTCGGCACGTTGGACGGCAAGACCTGTCCCTACTGCGCCTCGCTCGACGGCTATATCTGGCGCGGAGACGAAATGAGCCAAGCGCGGCGTCCGCCCATCCATCCCAACTGCCGCTGCACGCTCATCCCGTACGTCGAGCTGAAAGACGAGCAAGGAAACGTCGTCGACGTCGAATCGAACCGCCCCGCCGCAAACGCCGATTTCGACAAATTGGCCAAAGACGCCTACAACGCGAACGCGCGTCAGCGCGGCTTGACGCGGCGCTGGGACGACCTCGCGCCCTCAACGCGGCTCAAATACTACTACGAAGCGCAAAAAGAGTTCGAAGCGCGAACCGGACAAAAAGCGTACGACCAAGTCCCCGCCGACTTGACCTTCGCAGACTATTTCAAAAACCAACCCGACGCGTTCAAGCGCTCCTGGCTCGGCGCGAAGCGGTTCGAACTCTACCAACAAGGTAAATTAGACGAAGACAAGATCTTCGCGCCGAACCTTAGCTACAAAGCGACCGCAGCGGAACTCTTTCAGATCTCCAAAGCCGACCAAGAGACCGCGCAGGAACTCGCGGAACTTGCCAAAGAAACAGGACGGGAAATGGAAGAACTTGCGAAAAATAAAGGGAAACCGCGTTCTGAATTTCTTACAATGGAAAAAGGAGAATCTTTCGGAGACGCGCTAAGACGCCAAGGTTTTCAAGAAATGGCAAAAAACGTCGATGAAATCCTTGCCGGAATTAAAGTTTCACAAAATCAACAAGTAAAAGGCTTCGTCGAACAGAAAACAATTGAAGAGGCGGCAAAATTTGCCAAAGAAAATTTTGGAATCGAATTGCTTTATCGTCCCAAAAAAAGGAGGAAGAAAAAAGATCTCATCGATATTGACGTCGCTAATGACATAATCCAAGAACTTTGTCGTGCTAAAAACATTATTGGAACCGTCGGAATAGTAAATAGAATAGCAACAAGCAATAAACTTTTTGACAAAAAAGTTGACAAAGAAGCTTTTGGCAATTATATTAGGAGTGAAAGGACGATTAACCTTCGTCCTGGATATGGAAGATTAGCCGCTAAGCAATATATTGAAAAAGCAAGAGACGGACTTTTTTCTACACGATCTCCGTTGCACGGATATCGTCATGAAATAGGGCACGCTTTATTGTTCTATTTCGAAGAACGACTCAACGTCAAAGATCGCAGAAAAATGATTAGAGAATTGCAAAAAACAAAACGCAATCTCTTTGAACTTACACGAATTGGTTTTTCCGATTTATCCGAATATGCAAGTAAAAATTACAGTGAAATGGTTGCTGAAGCTTTTGCAAAATTATTGAACGGCGAAACAAACTCGTCAATTGAAACTATTTTAAACATACTGAACAGGAGACAATAATAATGTGGAATGATCCCGTCATATCAAAATTGGTAAGGACTCCAATGAAATGGATAGAAATAGACGGCATGTTTCTTCGAGTCCTTCCAGAAGGAGTTTTTACTAAAGAAGAAATTGAGAAATTAAAGGATGATGAAAAATGTAATATTGAATGCGGGAACCCCCCGGACATTGCTAATTTTCTCCCAGATTCAATTCGTCCTTCTAATATTCCAAAAATGTAACGTCAACTTCTTTCGTTACTAAAAAACAAAATTCCCAAAAATATTTTAGCCCGTTTGATTCCGTAATTTCACGAACCAGACGGGCTTTCTTTATCTTTCTTTTAAAATAAATTTTAAAATTCGATATTTTGCTATTGAAAATTTAAAAACGGACGATATACTTATATATAGAAGCTGAGGGACAGCCCGAAGCAAAATTAAAAATCCTAACTCAAAAGGAAACTTACAATGGAAGCCGTACTTTACACCCCCGAACAAATCGACCAATTCTGCACGCTCGAAGAACTCATCT